CGATTAGTTGCAGCAGGACCAGCCATTAGACGCGCCTTGGTCCGTAGTCGCCCCATGCGCTAGGCCATCCGCCACGTGCACGGATTGCTTTAGGGACGTGAGTCTGTGAGTGGTGCTCTTTTTGCGCGATGCCCTTGGCTCGGACCAGTGCCGTCACCTTGGCCGCTTGAGCAACTTGCAATTTATCTGTCCCAACCTTAAAGATCGGGGCAATGCGTTCAGCTAATTCGGCAGAAACCGCATCAGCCAAGCAATTAGGCCATTCACCAGGATCATCAAGTGTTGCCTTATATTCAACAATCGCGTCTTCAAAGTCGGTGAATACCAAGCGCCCAGTTGCATCTTGGCCAAGGGTAAATGCTGTAGGCGCGTAATCAGGCAAGCCGCCACTTGAGGCAATGCGAATGATCCCCACGCAATCAATTGGATAACGGTACGAAAATGCCCAATCGTCGTTTGGTTCCTCTTCAACTAATCCCAATGCGATGCGCTTAGTGATGAATGGCCATTCAAATTGGCTCAGAACCAGATCACGCGCTTCGGGATAGGCATCTTTGCAGGCTTCGGCGCGATGATTCGTGTCGTCAAGCGAGCTAATTTTCTGACCAATGCCAATCAATCGCAGGGCATTGTTACTGATACGCACAGGATCGAACACGGACATAATAGGCTCCTAAAAAAAATACCCATAGGAAGGACGCCTATGGGTATCAGGCGGCGTTGCCGCGTTCATCAGTAAACAGAAGGCTACTTGTCTTTTTTCTTCTTCTCATTCGTGGCTTTAGCTATACCTGCAACTTTGTCTGCTTCTTGCAATTTAGCCGCCGCTTCATCAACCTTACGCTTTGCTTCTTCCAGCGCAGCGTGTGCTTTGTCGGCATCACGTTTTGCGTAGAGTGCGATGCGGTCGGCATCATTGAGGTTGATGTACCTGGACAAAATTTCTTTGTCCGTTTGGTCGCAGGTTTCAGCCCACGAAGGCAAGCGCCCATCAATGAGATCGTCCGTGCTGAAATCAACGATGGCACCAGGCCGAAGCCGTTTGCCAAAGTGGACCGCAAAACTGCGCAGACGAACTTTAATGTTCTCGGCCATGTGTTAACCTTAGCTGATACTGATGTTGTTAGGATAGGCGCGCCATACTTCAAAGTCACTGCGTTTCATTAGAACTGCGGTAATAGTGACTGATGGGCTGGTGCCAGCTAGGGTATAGCGAACTCCAAGATACCGTTCCGTTGCAGCGGCTGCCACTGGCTGCGTGCTTGGGTCAAAGCTCATGAAGAACTTAGCCCCTGCTATGAGGTATGCGGCCAGCAAAGCGCGCGACTCATGAACGGTAGGAGAACCAAGCGCGGAGTCTGCATCCGAGCAGATGGCGAAAGTGTAAGTTTCGTCACCTGTGGTAAAATCTGCCGCGACATCGACAAAAAAACCAACGCCCATGTCTGCGCCAGCGAGTTGCTGGATAGTCAGACCAGTGTCATATTTATTGGTTGAGACAGCTGTGGCCGTCAATGCTTGCGCATCGCTTAAAACTTGTTGATTATCGAGCATCATAAGAGTGTTCCTTGCTTCAGGTGTTTGTTAGATCGCGGTTTCGTTTTCAGATAACGAATCGGTCGTATTGATCGGGATGCCACGGAACATCACTTTGCGTTTGCCTTCTTCTTCGCCAACGTAGAGATTCACGTTTGATTTACGTTGCGCTTGGATGTCGAGCATCAAGCCAACCGTGCGCGGAACGTAGAATTGGAAGTTTACGCCGCTGTTTTCGATATTTGGCACACGATGTAACATACGGGTCATGATGTCGATCATTGGGATCGTTGTGCCGCTATGATCAGCGGTCAGGGTGGAAATCTTGATAGAGCCAGCGCGAACGTTGTAGCGTGGATCTTTGACAGCTAGGCCGCATTTCCATTGATAGTGATCTTGATAGACGCGCAATTTGGCAGCAGCTACACCAGTAGCATCACTTACGGTCTGCAAGCCTAGGTTTTCGTGCTGTAAGCCAGCGTTCGAGCCTTTAGGATAGATACCAAAGGTCGTGTTCTGACCATGGCCAACCAGCCACATCGAAGCGCAACCAGAGCTTGAACCGCCAACGTCGATGATGTTGTCGGCTAATACGCCAGCAGGGTCAGCGTAGCGAGTAGCTAAACCAGTAAACTCTTCTTGGGCCTGTGACGTATCACCGTACCAGAATGTTTGACTGAACTCTTGGTTCATGCCTTCAAATTGAGCAACCGACTCAGATAGGCGGAACTCAGAAGTATTACCGTTCAGTTCGGCCAAGTCTTTGTCAACTTCTGACCACGCTTCGAGCATACCCATCGAATCGACAACTTGACGGGTCGTTGATTTGGTAGGCGCAACGCCTTGGTTGAATCGACGCCACGCACTGCCAGGTAATGCGGTGCGAACGACGCTCAAATGGCTGGTCGGTTGATTCGACGGCATCCATTTAATGTGATTGAGTAATGGATTTTGCTGACTGAGTAATTCAACAATGTCAGCAATCGTGCCATTGGGGTCTAAACGTTGATCGAAGTCAAGTTTAGTTAAAACGGCTGCGCCTAAAGTGGCCATAAAAGACTCCCAAACGTCTCACGACGCGAATGGAGGTTAATAAAAGGAAGCTAAATGTGAAAAAGAGCTAGGTTGCGGACTTGCCAAACATACGTTCAGACAGCGGAGCTTTTGGGACCGCTGCTGAGCCAGGGGTTACGATCCGGCCTTCACCGAGTGAATAGCCGATCTTGGCGAGAAAGTTACGAACTTGAGGAACGACGATGGCATTGTCTTGCGACGTGAGGAACTCGGCCAAAGCCTTACCCTCATCACCAGCGAATGCCAAAGCTTGTTGAATGCGTTGATCAGTTTCGGCGTACTTATCGCCACCATAAACGGGGTGCGCTTTGTTTTCCGCTTCAAATTTGGCAATGCCTTGAGCAATATCATTTTTAATTGCCGCGACATCTGCAAGATGCGCCTTGGCTGCGTTGTCGTAGTATTTTGATGCGGTTGCTTGGTCCCAGCCCATTTCTTTAGCTAAGGCTGACACGCGAGCAATTTCAGACTCAGGAACGCCATCGACTTTTGATAATTTAATTTCAATTGGCGCGCTTGGAGTTGCAGCAGGCTGAACCGTTGTTGCCACTGCCGCAGGGGTAGACGCTGGAGTTGCCGCTGGAGTATTTGTAGCTGCCGGAGTTACGGCTGGCGTATTTACTACTGAAGCATCAGGGGGAGCAACGGTCATGTTTGTAAGTCCTAATCACCAGGATTTAGGTTGCAAGATAATTCTTGTCAGTGCGCGCACATTGAAGCTATTTCTTTGCCGCTTTCTCGCCCATGGCCTCACGTAACATAAGTAAATATCCATCTTGATCCAACGACTCAACCTCTCGCGCAAGCTGCACGGCATAACCTCTGCGTCCTGCAAGGTAATCGGTCTGCCGCGCATCTGATGTCCAGGTGTCTGCGTTCAATCCGCATGCTGACAATTCAGCGTGGATAAAGCGACGAAACTCATGGGTTTTCATTAGTGCGCGAATATCAAGCGAGCGCTGCAATGCCTCGTTCTTGGCTATTTCCAGGGCGCGTTCGTTGGCTGCTTTTGCGGCTTGGAGACTTGGGCGTTGGCGTTCGGGGTTCATTTACCCATCGTTCGCGCACAGTTAAATAGTCAACCGATTATTGCTCGCTTGCTGCGATAATATCAGTCAACGCATTCTTGCCTTCGGTTTGTGTTTCACCTAGGGTTTTTGCCGTCTTAGCAACTTCCTGCGCCTGCATGATTGCATCTTGCTTAGCCTGTGCCTGTGCTCGACCAGCGCGAATCTCGGCAACCTCTTCGTCGCTGCGAGTTTCTTCCGCAGGCGCGCCCATCTTCTTATGGATATTCCGCAACGCTTTTTCGACGTTGTAGATGTCCATAATGGTCGGATCCTGCAATTGTTTGGCCATTTCGGTGGCAAATTGTAGGGACGACTGTGAGGC